AAATTTCCTCCTTTTCTATTGACAAAGTATTTATTTTGTAATATTATTAAGATGATCTAATTACCTTATTGGATTTACACTATGAGTTCAAATAAAAATTCATTCTATCCGTTGCTTAGGCAACCATCACAGTGTGTGATTTGAGGATTCGGTTTTCCGAATCCTTTTCTTTTGTCTAATTTTAGCACATACTGTAGTTATTTTCAATATCTTTAAGTTATTTTATCCTTATTTTTAGTATATTTTATTCAGTTGTACAATTTAGGTATACTTTCTATATATTTTGCATAGTATAACATACTACTATCAGTATGTCGTATTATACATTTTTAAAATCAAAAGATTTCTGCCCCGCCAATTGCTTGCGGAGCGTAACCCTAACCCTCATCAACGCCCTTCTATTTCAAATATTGCTCTATAATAAAAGTTAGAGCAGAAAAAGAGCTGCAAATAAAAAGTAAAAAAAGTAGAGCATATTTTGCCAAGATCCGTTAAAAGGAATTGCTTAAAAACCTGAAACGGAGGACAAAATATGCTCTACAGATGTTTTACAGAAAAGCTCTTAGGGTTCTGCTCGAATGTACTCAGCCAAAGACATCGAAGAACTTAATGCTAAAAACATTGAATATCCCGACGGCTCAATGCACACGCTTTACGAAGCAGAACAACAGCAAAGAGCTTTTGAACGCAAAATCAGGACAACCAAAAGAACACTTGCCGCTTGTGATGAGGCTTTGAATAACCTCTCTGATGAAGAGCTATTACAAAAATTAGAAAAAATTTTCAGCCACTATTCAAGCAAGTTGAAACGGCAGGAGTCAGAACTGAATGGCTTTTGTAAAAGAACAGGATTACTTCCTGACGGTTCACGCTCGCAAGTTTACGGATTTGGTAAAAGTACCTCTCAAAAAGCTGTTTGGAAAAACGAGAAACAAAAGGTTTATGCGGCGGCAAATAGTGCTATTAGAAATACAGGCAGGGTTTTGGAGTTTAATAGCAAAGCAAGTTTTTATAAAAGTAGCGCCTTAAACATTCCTTTTTCGTGAGTATCTTATATTATTTACTTCAAATTCAGCCTCTGAACGATAATGTTATTCCAATTCTTTGATTCCTACACTTTTCAAATACCGGTAAATTCCGTCATAATATTCCGGTTTTGCGGTCATATCAGTTTCATCACCTGTCGGTACAAAAATAACAAATCCCTGTCTTGCCCTCGTCAGGAGGACTCTATAAGCGTTTTTTAAATAAAGGATATTATCTGCAGATTTTATATTTTGCCATTTTGTGCCAACAAATTTCAGATGTTTGAAATCACCGTTTTCAAATCTTAAATCTGCATCCCAACAAACAATTGTCCAATCAAGTTCAAGACCTTGAATGTCGAATTCTGTTGCGGTTTCCTCTAAATGAAATGATGAACGAACATCGTTTTTACCGTTTAAAAACCAATTCGTGGCTTCAATTTTATTTTGAACCCATATACCGTATTTTCTGAGTATTTTGGCACCTGAGCTTGCAGTAAGCCCATATCTTTGCGATCCTTTTGCCTGACTTCTAACCCATAGTTTTGCTTTGTCTAGATTTCGAGTCACAAAGACAGGATAATCATTGTTAAACTGCTCATACAATCTTTTAGCAGTATCAATATCAACATCAAGAAGAGCCTTTACAAAATTTGAAACATTTTCACTTCTGAATGAACGTAACGAAACGGCTAAGTGCAAATCTTCAATTATGTTTACATTCATATTTTTCGTCATTTCGGCAAAATTATGGCCTTTGGAATATTCGTCATCAGTGATTTTATCTGAAACATAAATGTCCCAGTTTGGATAATTATTTCTCAATGAATCAAACCATCCATAAATACCGGCCGATTCACCCTTATTGATTTCTTGACCGCCACCGATTAAACATACTATTGTTGCCCAATCATTGTGACGGTTTAATATACTAATCAGGAATTCAGGTTCTGACATATTAAAATCTTCAATATGTTTCTTCTTTTTCATAAAATCAGTCAAATTTTGTTCGTCCCAAGCTCGTTGAGCTTCATCGAAAATTGCAACTTTTTCAACAGGAGGAGTATCAACAGATATTGCGTCATCCCTAAAATGATGAATAATTTGTATAAATTCTTTTACCTTTCTGAAGGCTTCTTTTCTTGAAATATGATTTCTCTTTGCATCATCACGAGCAAGTGCTTCTTGTAAAACATCAACAAGCGGCCCATTGCCCGAGAGAAATACAGCATGCTCATCTTCAGCTATTTTCTGCCTTTCTACAGCTATATTAAGACCTGCAAGAGTTTTTCCTGCACCCGGAACACCTGTAATAAAACAAATTGATTTTCTGTTATGAGCTTTGCTATAATCTATAATTTTATTGATCGCTTTAGTAGTTTGATTAAGATTTTTCGCACTTGCATCATTTCTCGAAATATCTTCAACATTGTGACCGAGATACAAGGCCTGTGCAGCCTCTATAATCGTCGGTGTTGGCATATAAAGAGAGTTAATCCAATCATTAGGTATGATTCCATCCTGAATAAATTTTAAAGAAACTTCTGTTATGTATTTGGCAATTTCGTATTCGTTGCAACAAATCGTTTCTAAAACATTATCTTTTGAAATCCGAATTTCTTGTTTTACGCTGTGAGCCTTAGTGGAAATTAAAATTGGAACTAAAAGTCTGTTATGACTTTCTTTGTGAAAACAACTTAAATCGAAAGCATAGTCAGTTACTTGTTCAATAGCATATGAAGGGTATTTCTTTTCACCAACTTTAAATTCTAACAGAAAAATTATTCCTTTATAAATAACAATATTATCAATTCGATTACCTATTCGTGGAATGGTATATTCAAATATAATATGTCCATCTAAAAACTGAGATAACTCTCGCTTCAAAATTTCAATTTCTCTATTCCAAGTATTCTTTTGTAAGTCCTCAGCAGAAAACTGGTCATTCGTTGTTATTTCGCCAAATATACTGTAATTATCTTGATTTAGAAAACTTTGAATGTCATTTGAATAATATGAACGTTTTACCATTATGTATTCCTCATTTAAAATTAGTTATATGATTATCATAACATATATATGTATTATTGTCTATTGTATGGTTGAAAATGTCAATGTAATAAAAGATAGATTAAAAAGTTTGGCACCATGCCCGCGGTGATATTTTAAGATTTATAGTCAGGCGTATGTTCATAAACATATTAATTCTACAACAAAACAAGCGACAGCTTAATTCGCTGTCGCTTGTAATTATTATTCTATTTTCCGAATTTCCCCAACTATTGAAATTGAGCCTTTTTTTAACACTCACCTTCTCGCCCGATTTAGCAGTATATTTAGATAAAAAAGAAAACAGAGTAGTCAGAAGACTACTCTGTTGTGGCTCCCCCAACTGGGCTCGAACCAGTGACATCATGATTAACAGTCATGCGGTTTATTTAAAAAAAGTCAGTGTTTATCGGTGTTTTCGGACTTTCAGAATGTTGTCTGTAGTAAATCTGTAGTAATTCTCGCAATTAAAAAAATATTTACTTTAAACAATAACAAATAACAAATTCCCCTCACTCGCTTTTTTACGGCGGATGAGGGGGATTTTTTTTTGCAATTATGTGTTTGTCAAGACATTAAAAATGTCCTTTAGGTTTTAATCAGCTGAGTGCCTTTTTTGCGTTGGCGATTTTGCTGTCTTTTGCTCGAATACCGTCATTGATAAGATGATAGATAGCATTGATTGTCTTCTCGCCGACAATGCCGTCAACCGTGACCTTACCTGCTCTCTGTGCTTCTTTGACGGCCTTCAAAGTGCCGTCGCCGAAACCGTTTGAATTATCGACTTTTGTTTTAATGATTTTCATGTTGTATAAAGTAATCAACTGCTTCTTAAAAGCAAGTGTTGCCGTATTGTGTGCGCCGTATTTAATCATTTCCTCATTCTCCTTATTTGATGTTTTACCGCCGAGCTGTGCGGTTACTTCGTCTGCAAGATTGCCAAGCCTGTTATAGAGCCAGTCACCTGGGCAAGATTTATTTGCAAACCACCTATGTACAGTCAAGACCATTTCGCCCGACTTCGGCGAATAATTTAAAGTCTTGTCCTCGTTACCAAACCAAAGCAGTTTAGTCTTGCCGTTACGCTTGCAAATGTCAACGCAAAGTGCAATAAGTTTGTTGTACACTTTACTGTTCATGGTGTACGGAGCTACTGTGTCGCTTGCACATTCGATTGTAACTGCACGCTGGTCATTTGCGTTTGATGAACTACACCAAGAGCGGTTGCTCTCATCGACACAGAGCAACACTCTGCCGTCATAGCCGATTCCGTAGTTACAGCTTGCCTCACAGGCTGTATTCATAAAGATGTTGCCGAGGGTTTCGACACTGCACTGACCTACAACACAGTGCGGAGTAATGCGGTCAATACTGTGTGTGCGTTTACCACTGTGGTTTGGGCTTAATTTTGTGTAATTAACAAGTTTTGAATTACTCATAATTATTCCTCGCTTTCTGCGTATAATTTTTTCAAGTCGATATTTTCCATAACTGCCCTTGCTTCAAGTACGGCTCTGTAATCGTTCATTGCTTTAATTTGCAAGTCATATGTACTGCGTGGGCAAGTCGGAATAAAATTCAGATTCCCTTTATCCCAGTTATCAAGCATTTTCTTTAAGCCATCGTGGCGGATTGATAACTGCTGATATTCAGCGATAAACCTTTCTTTGTAATCTTCGCTTAACATTTTGTCAACAGTATTAGATAAAACCATAATTATTCCTCGCTTTCTTTAACTTCTGGCAAGCCACCTACACTTGTCAGCATTGATAGAATTCCGGCAAGCAGTGTTGAACTTGCAACCATTACCCAGTTGACGTCGCTCATTACCACAGCAACCGAGAGTGTTGCCGCTGCTGTCTGTGCCATTGTCTTTGCGGCTCTGATGAGTGCCGCAACCGCCCATTTCTTAATTTTCTTCTTGTTCATTATTTTCATCCTTTCTTATAATTGGGTTAGTCTGTAAGTTCATGACCTTCTCGTGCATATCGTCCATTGTGCCGTTTTGCCCGAGATGATGATATGACTGATAGCATTTGTCATAAGCATCTTTGGCATAAACCTCAATCCAGCCTCTTTCAATGTATTTTTCGCCCGAGCGGATAAGCTCCGCCCTGAGCAATGACTGTGTACCTTTGCCGATTGCCCTGATTTTGCTCCACTCGGTTTTTATAATTGCAACAATGGCAGTAAGTATAATGCCAAAAAGGGCCTGCGCCCAATATTCTATAAGCCAATCCCACATAGTTTAATTCTCGCTTTCTATCGTCCAATTTGATTTTATCCATCTTTAGTTAATTTTCATTTTGCATCAAATACATCAGACATCTCAATTCTGCATCCCCATATTGATAATAACCTTCCGTGGCAGGATGTACATCATCTGTAACCATTTCAACCGTATTTGTAGCATAGATATTTGGTTTTGTTGCCTTTTTTCGCATATTGTTATAACTATCGAATTGCGATGCAACATGAACAAAATGGACAAAAGAAAATTCATTCTCAAATGACTTGTACAAATCATTTAGTTCCCACACAAATTTATTTCGTGCTTCATAAGGTAAATTTGGATGCATATTTCTTTCCTGTGTGGTAGAAACATGATAACCAACTAAAAGGATATGGCAGTTTGGATATTGTTCGTGCAGCTTGTCTATAAATTTTCTAGCCTTACGTTCGATAGCAGATATTCCTTCTGTGGCATAATCCTTCCATGTAGTGGTTCGCATGTCGTAATCATTCCAACCGATAAGGGCAACTGCATAATTAATAGTTTCCCCATTTCCGTATTTTTGCATAAAATAATTAAAATCAATGTCGTTGGTATTTGGATTCCACAGATGATTATTTCCGAGGTTACTTGGCAAGAGTGCGGGGTCTTTGGTGTAATTATCCCAACTATAGCCACCTGTTGCTGTATAACGATTTTCACTATCGTCAAGATTCGTGTTCACTCCTACAAAATTTGTATTTGTTAGACCATAGCCTTTTAATTTGTCTTTCACATGTTTTGAAATATATCCCATAGCAGTAAGAGAATCGCCAAAAAAGCATATATTGCGTTTTTTGTTAGCTATTTTAGTTTTATCTGACATGTAAATATTGATATATTGATAACTTAATGACTTCATATCTAAATCATAAAGTCTTAAACAAGGTGCAGAGGTAAAAGGTTCGTAATTGCCTAGCTTATCTCCACTTACAGAAGTTGGCACATTAAATACCAATTTTGAAACATAATCTTTAATATATCCTGGACTATTGTTCAGAGAAATAAGATAATCACCTTCAGGCTTTGAATAATTACCATATTTTTTTCTAATCATTCCATGACGGAATAGTTCTAAGGGTTCGCCTTTGATTAAATAATAATTTTCCCCGACATCAATTCTTGCATCATCAACGATTTGCTGTCTTTTGATTTTCAACCATTCGTAAAAATTTGAAGATGCGTTCAAATAAATCTTCATGGATGGCAAAATATCAAGTCTATACTGTAAACGCACTAAGTTGGCATTTGGATAGTTTGAAAGCATAACGGTCATGCGTTCTGAATCAACATTTGCAATCACTTGCTTGTTGAGATATACCTTATTTTTATCATAAAAAAACATGACAGCGTTTCCAGCTGGAGATTTACCATTAAAAATAAATTCAACACTTTCAACAAGCAAATTTCCTTCTGAATCTTTAATAGGAATAAAATCGCTAATCATAACATTCTTGGATGAAGCGAACTCATAGCCCGTATTTCCGTTAATTTGATAATTCTTAATTAACGGAAAAATATCTTCTGCATCAATTCTCTTTTTTGTATTTAATAAAAAAGAAGGTTGTGTAAATGACGCTGATTTATTCAGCTCCTTAGTAAGTGCTCCTGATTTAACTCCAGATACAGCACATAAATTAGCAATGCTAACCGGGAATTTAGTTCTGTCTGTTTTTTGAAGCATAAAGCGATAAAATGGACTATTAGGAATAATTACAAATTCTTTTGTTGCACCATTTGCTACAATGCCTGTATAGTTTTTGTCCGCATCATACTTATAAATATATACTTTACAGCCGTTTTGAGGTGTAATGTATATAGGGTCATTTCCAAGAATAGAAACAGGTATGAAATCCGTAATAGCATTGTTTTTAGTCTTACCTACATTTCCTGTAGCACTATCAATGATACCTTCCATCCACTCTAATTCTAATACCTCGAATCCAACAGATTTAACTGTCGAATTTAAAATTTGTGGTATATCACCTGTATTATTCTTTAACTCACTTAACTGAGCGAGTGTAGTACTTTTATCTGCTTTGCTCGCAAGGCCGTTGCTCATATCAGTTATGTTAGCTTTGTTTTTCAGCGTTGTCTCAGTGCTTTGCAAACGGGAATTAATCGAATCAATGTCGCTTTTGTCAGCTTTAGTGGACACAGACGAATCAATCCCGTCAAGCCTTGCTCCGAGCGAACTCTGACCGCCTCTTGCCGTAGCAACCTCTCGGCTGATTTCGGCAAAACTGCCAGCACTGTTGCTGTTTATCTTGCTGTTTTCAGCGAGGCTCGGAGTTACCATAACTTTTAAAGTTAGCGGCATGTTTAACACCTGCGTTTCGCCGTTTGCAATCTTAATTTCGATTGCCAAGAAGCCCGACATAGACTTGAAATTTTCGAGCGGAACAGTAATAACATCTGCCGTGCTGTTCAGGGTGCAAGCGACTGAATCTGAAATTAAATATCCGTCCGTCGCAAATGTTGCTGTTACTGTGCAATCTACAAAAGTCAATTTTTCACCGCTGGCCGTCAATGTTACATCGAGATAGCGGACCGCTTTGTCATTTACATTTGCAATTGCAACAACATTTGGTGCATTTCGATTATTAACATCAATCGTAATTGATTTATGTGCTAAACTAATAGCCATTATCTTTTAAACCTCCTTTGGATTTTTAGTAAATCAGACATCGACATACTTAAGTCGCCGATTGTAATTTCTTTGTATTTCTGAGACACGCTATCGTAAACCGTTTTTGAAATTCTTCGGCTAAGATTCGTGCCGTCTGGCATTACAACTGTCACTTCGTCATAAAGTTTGATTGCGTGCATTTTAGTAAGCTCATTTTCGAGAGTTACTTTTATGCTCAGTGTTTCCGATGTTTGTTCCGTCGAATAGTTATAATCAGCAACCGCATATCGCAAGGCATCTCTGACTTCTTCGTAGTTTTCGCCGGTGCTTGGATTTAAAGTATATTTTTTGATTTTACTTGTGCAGTCGTATAAATATGTGTGTTTTATGTTCCGTTTTAATCCTGTTTCATACGGTTCAAAGCTTGACACGACAACTTCCTTATTATCCGTAGTATTGCATCTGGCATAAGGCATAACATGTGTATAGTAGTTGCCGATTTCGGCAGTTTGCTTGTACTCCGACACATTAGCGCCGAAAGCTATACGGTAGCCACTTTTCGCTCCTGCTGTACTGATTTTTTCAAAGTGAATATCAAAATTGTTAAAATACAGAACACCGCCAAACTGATTTATCAGTCCTTCGTCATCGTCTTTGAAGATATCCTCAAACTTTACTGCCTGTGAATAGCCTAAGTAGATTCTTTTCTTGGCTGTGATTGATGAGCTGAAATTAAACCACTTATATGGGGCATCTGTAAACCACATATACAGAGGTTCCCCTCCCTGAGCATAGTCTCGCATAAAGTGGTCAATAAGTTCTTTCGGTGTGCCATACATCGAACCGTCTGTCGCACGAGGAATTGTGCCGTTTTGGAAGAACATTCTTGACACATGTTCGCCCGACACGGTTAAATCACCGTTTTTATCGACTTCTATTTTTGTGACATAAAAATACTGTGGCTCGGATACATTATTTACTTTCGCTTTAATATATGAGGTTATTTTTATTTTTGACGCGAGCTTATCTGTGCTTTTTATTTTCGCACTAAAGCTGTATGTGCCATTTTGCTCCATTGTCACCAAGAACTCGGTGCATTCAGTCAAAAGACCGAAACCGTTAGATTCAAACAATGGTGTTGAGTTTTTGTAAAAGTCAGCAATGTTGTACAAGATAGGGTACATTACAATCTCCTCCAATTAGGCTTAATTTCAATATTGGTAAACGCATTTGCGCTTTTCCCTGAGAGTTTTATTTTATTCCAACCGGGCAAAAGCTGAGGAAACTCTGTACAACTTATGCAATTGTTCGCTAAGCTCGTGCCGTTATCGAAAGAAGCGGACTGCTGTTCGGAATCAAGCTCAATATAATCCTTATCCGATGATGTTTTAACCGTCAGCGTTTGACTATCATTAACCGTCAGCGTCAACGGATTAACTTTTGCGCCTTTGTTGATGATTCTAATAAAAGGCTCGGCGGTGTAATTTTCAGGATTATAGACTTCGATTTCTGCGTTTTGTGTCGAAGTTAATTTCGGTCTGATAATCTCCTGTCCCAAGTCACTGTACCAATACGGTATTCGACTAAAATTTATTGTTGTTGACAAACAAAGAGGTGCAACCTCTTCTATTGGCTCAATCCCCGTACAAATTGCTTTTGAATAATAACCGGGGTTGTATGAATCCCTAAAGATTTTATATTCGCCGTCCCAAGCCGTTAGCCATTCTGCAAATACTCTTACAAGCTCAGCGTTACTTTCGTTAGGCACAATGTATGGATAACTGTTGACCTCGAACTGCATTTCGACATTGTTAAAAACACCATTGTCGGAAATCACTCCGCCGTTTTTGCCATATACAGAGGTGAAATCAAAATTACGCTTTGCAATTTGATATTTGGGAGGTGTAGCTATAAAAAAGCCTAATGTCCTTAAATCGGTGCCGTTGTATGTAAAACTATGCCTCATCTTTAACCTCCCCATTTTGCCGCTTCACCGTCAAGCGTTTGCACAATTGCAGTCGATACACGGCGATTAAAATCATCAACATCCATATCATTATTGATATTGACATCGCCTGTAAATTGAATCTCAATCGTAGGTGAATTTGTAACAACTTTCAACATTTGACCGTTTACTGTCGCATTTTGGCTTTGCGTGCGAATGTCTGCAAATTTATCGTTCACCGCTCCAATTGGATTACCCTCAACCGCTGACAAGGCTCTTGAAGTTAAAGACCTTACTGTTTTTTGCGTTTCGGCAATTTCATCGGCGATTCCAAGACGATAGCCCTCGCCGAAGTAAGCTCCAAGTTTTCTCGTCTTTTTTGATGGTGAATGTGAATCCTGTGCATTCGCAAGAGAAATAAGACCTGTTTCGGCAAGTTCTCTTGCCTGCCTGTTCGTTTCGGCATGAAGGCTTCCTGTAGGTCCGCCCTCGCTCAAGCCTTTAATATAACCCTGAGTAAAATCCTTACCTTTTTGATAACCCTTGTTATAACTCTCTGAAAGACTGTTTTCGGCTTTGCCAAGAACCTTTTTGCCTGATTTATCAACTTTTTCGAGGGCATCTTCGTTTTTCATGCCGTCACTTACGCCCTCTGTGCCGTTTTTACCGGCAGTTTCGCCGTTGCCTTCAAGTTTATTGAGTTCACCGGTTGCTTTATCGACAAGCTCTTTTGCGTTATCAACCATTTTTTGTGTTACACCCGGCTGATTTTCGTCCATTGCAGTCTTTAGCAACTCATAGTTTGCGGCAAAGTTCGCAAGCTGATTTTCAAGGCTTTCTCTTGAACCTGTTTCAGCATCAATAAAACCGTTTTTGATTTTCTGCTGTTGTGCGTTGATTTCGTCAGCTTTACCCGTGGCGATTGCGGCAACCGTGCCGTACATATCGTTGTACTTAGCAAGCTCGATTTCTGCTCTTTCCTGCAATTTTTCGGCTTCTTCGACTTGGTCTTTTGTGACACCTTCAACACCGTCCTTGTATGCCGTTCTTAGATTCTCAGCATTTGTCCTAAAATCATTGACCTGCTGTTCAAGAGCGTCTTTGTTACCAGTTGTATAAGTAACAATGTTATTAGACAAGTCCGACATTGCGGCTTTAATTTCTTCGGTGTTGCCTTTAGCGTTTGCCGCTGTGAGATTCTCATAATTTTGTATTGTGGTGTTATAATCAACTACTTTTTTCTGATATTCTTTATACTTGCCATCTGCTTTGTCAAACTCTATTTGTTTAGCCTTTAAATTGTTTTTAGCTTCATTTTGCGCCTCGCTGTAAGCTCTTCCGACGGATTTTGATAAATCTTCAAAATGTTTATACATATTTTCGCCGTTTTGAAAATCTTTGAGTATTTTTTGGTAATATTGCTGAGATATTTTGCCGTTTTCAAAACCCCAGCCTGCATATTTCAAAGCCGTTTGACCTGGCGAAAGTCCAGTGACACTCATTTGTGTAACTTTTGCCTTAGCTAAACCTACATCTTTTTGTGCACTTTTTTTTGCTACATAACCATTTGTAACATCATTTTTTGCGCTTTTTAAGCCTGACACAGCAGTTTGATAGGGCTCTTCAAGTGCCGACAACATTGCAAGCGCTTTTTTTGATTCAAGTGCCTCATCAATTGAGCCTTTAAGGTCTTTATAGGACTGAATAACATTGCCGTTCCAAGTGATTTCATCGCCTGTAACTCGGCTCAATTCATTGGTAATAAATTTTGCTCTATCCTCGTAGCCTTTTTTGACTTTGCCGTTTTGATTTACAATGCCTTGCAATTCGCCCCACAAATCGTCATAATATTGAAATTCACTTTCAACCTCTGATACCGCATCTTTTTTGCTCTGCACATATTCATCGTTGGCATCTTTCAGCTCTTTGATTTCTTCTTTTGCTTTTTCCTGAGCTTCGTTAAGTTCTTCTTGGGATTGTTTTGCACTGTCGTTAGCCTCTGAAAATGCCCAAATTTCGCCTATAGCACCAACAACTAAACCTGCAACTAATCCCCACAAATTTGCTTTTTGAGCAGTGTTAAGTCCCTCTTGTGAGATTTTAGCGGCATCTGTTGCCGCTTTCAAAGACTTGTAAGCTCCCCACAGATTTTTGATTTCTGTAACTATTTTAGTGGCCTTTTTACCCGACCAAATAGCAGTAGTTAAAACACCAATCTGTTTTAGCGTTGGAATAATATCATCTGTATGCTTGCTCGTAAATTTACAAAGTTTTTTAACTTCCGGAAACAGCGATTTGCCGATAGGATTAATGACATCGGTTTGCACCGTTCTGCCAAGGCTTGCCCAATCAGCTTCAACATCATCATATTTGATGTCTTTAATCTTTTTCATGGTATTTTTTGCCTTGTCAGCGGAGCCATTAACTTTCATTAAGGCTTTTACGCCGTCAATTCCCAAATCTTCCCACATCGTACCGAAAAGGTCAACGCCTGCCTGATTCTGCTTGACCTTATCGTCCATCTCAAAAAGAGCCTTTAAGACTTCTGATGTTGCTGATTTTGCGCTGTCTCCGCCTTTTGCAAATCTTGCCTGCAAATCCTCAATACTACCTTTTGCGCCTTTGCCTGCTGATTCGAGATTTGCAAGATTTTCTTTAGCAGTTTTTAGCGCCTCTGAATATTGTTCAATTTTATCGGCATTCTTTTGCTTTGTTAATTCGCTCGTCGAATTGTTAAAGCCTTTTTGCTCCTCTTTTGCATAGTAAAGATTTTTTTCGAGCTTTGCGACTTCATCCTTGGCTTTTTTAATGTCATCAGCCGAGGCTTTTGCGCCGTAGCCGAGAAGAGCAAATCCCTCCTGCGTACTCGAGGCTGTGTCCTTAGAGCGGATGCCAAATTCTTTCATTGCATCGCCGAGCTTGTCGATACTGAAAGTACCTGCTTTAGAGCCATTTTCAAGCGAATTAAAAAATTCATTTGCATCATAGCCGAGTTGCTTATAATGTACGGAATATTCGTTGATTGTGTCGAGCAAATCGCCGTTTTTATTCAGACCTTTTTGGCTGCCCTGAGCAATAAGATTAAACGCTTCATCGCCTGTTACACCGAACTGTTCCATAAGCATGTTCGCCGCTCTTAGCGTTTCGACGAAGTCATAATCATAGGCATCTCTTAAAGTAAAGAGATTTTCGGTCATATCTTTAAGCTTGCTTGGATTGGTCTCGTTCGTTGTCTGCTTAATTAAAGCAAGAACATTCGCAACTTCTTCCTGAGATTCGCCGAAATTTCCTTTGTAAACATCTTCAAGGACATCTTTGTACTTTGTCATCTCCTCGGCGGTCAAGCCTGCTTGTGCCTGCAAAGAGTTTAGCGCCTTTTGTTCGCCGTTTGCACTTACAATTGCACCTGTAACAGCTCCGCCAATTGCCGTTGCTGTAGCAGTAGCTTCTTTTAAGGCATCACCAACAGCGGATCTAAGTTCATCGGCTGATGATTTAACACCGTCCATTTCCTTTTTGATTTTTGACAAATCGGTGTTGTTGGACTTCGTTTCAAGCCCCTTAAAACTATCGCCTGCTTTATCAACGCTTGTTTCGGTTTTTGACATCTCACTTCGGGCAGATTCGAGGTTTATTGCATTTGCTTTTTCCTCGGTTTCCGCAAGCTGTTTAGTGAAAGTTTCAAGTTTGCTTTTCGCTTTTTCAACTTCACGCTGATAAGCTCTGTACTGTTCGGTTGAGATTTCGCCGTTTTTTGCCTGTTCCTCTACTTGGTCTTGCACATTAAGCAATTGATCAAGAGCAGACCGACTCTTATCGATCTGCTCTTTCAATACTTCTTGCTTTTGAGTGAGCAGAACGGTGTTCTCAGGGTCAAATTTTAGCTGCTTATTAATCGCAGTCAGTTCTCTCTGCAAGCTCGAGGATGAGGACTGTACAGCTTTTAAGGATTTCTGCAAGTCTATTGTGTCGCCTGCAATCTTAACGGTAATGCCTTTAATCGTTGCCATATCTGTCCTCCAATTTCCTATATCGGTTCATAAACTCGCTGTACTGCTTTTCCGAGATTTCTTTACTTTCAAATCTTTCTGTAACGAAAGGCAATACAGATTTCATTTTCCGATATTTGTCTTCATCTTCGTGGATATTCTTATTGTTTCGTAATGCAAAATATGTTTCGACATAATCGATCACGAAACCTATTGTAAATCTTTGTAAATCAGCGACAGTCAGACCACACCTGACGGCATAAGATAAGACCTCTTTTGCCGTCAGGAAAGTTCCGTTTAGGTCGCTGTCGCTGTCACTTTTGGGCTGTCGCTTTTAAGGCTGTCAACGATGAGCTTGATAATTGTGTCGGTCGCTGAAATAGCGTCCTTAATACTCACATCTTTTGACCAAGCTTTAAAGTTTGGAATTGTATCGTCTGCCGTTTTTGCCGCTGCCCATAAAAGCTTTACAGCAGAGCCAAATTTTACATTATTAAGGTTCTTAACGAGAACACGGTCGGCATCACGCAGAAAGCTGTGCCCTTTGAATGTGTCCTCGTAGATAAGCATTGTATACGCTGTAACCTCAACCTCAACATCTTTGCCGTTAATAACAACTGTGTCTTTCATAACTTAGCCTTTAACCGCCTTTGTGTTGTCTGATGAGGCCTGATCTGTAGGAACTGCCGATTTTGCAGCCTTAACAGTCGGAACTACAACGCTTTCGGGCAGAGTGTCGGCATAAGATGTATAGCGTACAAAGTCATTGTCAGGGCGTGGCTTTGCTGTAACCGTAAAGGTCGGGAACTGTGGATCGAAGTTACCTTCTGATGTTTTGTCGTTTCTGCTCGCTCTTGCAGCTACGCAGTCAAAATATGTATCAATTTCGTAGAGCTTATCGCCTTTGTATGTTTCCTTTGCTGCAAGGAGGGCAAATCTCGGCATCACTTTGATGCCGCCCTTCTCAATAATACCGCCTTCAGTTGCTTCATCGTTACCGAACCAATCTTTTTCGATGTCGTCGACTGCTGAAATAAGCTCAAGACTGATTGTATAGCCGCCGTTCGCACTCGCTACAATGATAGGCAAGCCGTCAGCGTAGATTGTGTTTGAATCGCCGATAGGTTCAGCACCGATACTTCTGCCGCCTGCCTTATCAGACTTAAACCACACAGGCTTACCGTATGTGATCTCGCCTGTACTACTTTCTGTCAGCACAGCATAACCAACTTTTCTGATCGTTTTATTCATAAAATAAACACTCCTTATGTTTTTAGATTCTTTTTATACCGCTCAAATCACCGCCGCCAAAAGCTTCCGATGATTTAATGAGCTTTTTTATTCCGGTTTCAAATTCGCCATGAATTTTCTCTGTAGCCGGAGCAATATGCACCTTCGGTTGTACCGTTCCGCCTTTTTGGCCCCTCTTTTTACGAGTTTTTTCGAGGAGGTGTGTAAGCCGGTACTCAGGCTTAGCGGCATACACCGTTTTTTCATAGAATCGAAATGTTTCGTTTGTGACCTTTATCCTAAATGATTTGCGATATTTTTTTCTTTTGCCGACAGGTGCATTTTTCTTGATTTCGTTTTTGAGTTCTTCGGCTTTTTCATCAACCAACAATCTTACGCCCATTTGGATATCAGCCGAATAGGTTGACAGCTCTTTCGATAGGGCGTTTCCGAGGCGGTCGATGCCGACTTTTTGGTAATTACTCATCGAAAGTCACACTCAGATTGTAATAACTTACACAAAGTTTATTCGTTATGTCCCACGCTCGGTTCGGCTTTTTCCAACCTAAACCGTTTTCGTTGAGCCACTCCTCAAACTTCGTTTCGCTTGCGTGGTCATCTCTTGCGGTGTAGAGTTCTATGATGATTTTTGCAGTTTTCCAAAGGCATTTACCGTCTGCGTAAATTCCTGTTTCTTCATCTTTGAAATAGACAAGATATGGAAAAGGGGTTGACTTGTTGTAATCTGCCTCAACACACTTAAAGCCACAGCTTTTGATAAGTTCAACAAATTCGTCGTAATTCTTAAAAAACATCTGCACCACCCTCATACAGTCCCCTCTGCGACAGGCTCACAATCGAGCAAGGGGGATTTTTGCTTTTATCGTGCTGAATTTGTTCAATCTTGAACCTTGTGCCGCTGATAACAACCGCCATGTCCGTTCGCAAGTTTTCGTCCTTGTGGATATGTATGACCTTTGACAGTTCAATATCGTTCTGTTTTGCTCCGTAAAAACGAGTTACACCGATTTTTTCGTTGCCAAAACGATATTTTTTCAGGCTGTCGGCGATGATGTCATCGTTTTCGTCGGTTTCGTAGATTTTTGCAAGTCCGTCGTTGAATGTCAAAAAATCAATGTTATTCTTCAGTATCATACATTCGCACCTTATATTCCTGCCTTAATTTCAAAATTTCGTTCTCGAAATTATGGTCGAACATTTCAACCGCATTTGAGTAAGCGTATCTACAATAGTCAAACAACAAACCTCTTGCCCTTGTCGGCCGTTCAAAATCCTCATCAGTAAGCAAAGGGTTGTAATCGCGGAGGTGCTGTTTTCCATTGGCTATAATCAGTTCAATTTTCGACTTTGTGCTTTCATCTGTTTCGATGTGCTCACGGTCAAAATCGAGCATATTAACTACATCGCTTATAATTCCCATTGTTCAACACCTCCGTGATAAATTAAACTGCTGTTACCTGATTAAGAGTTACCTTAATTTCAGCAGGATTAAGCGCTGAAATATCGAGCTTAAGAAAATCGTTCGTATGAAGCGAAAAGCCTGTTGCGTAAGCCTTAATAAGATAAACTCTGTTATCCTCGATAAACTGATACTGATCAGAATAATCAAGCTTACCTTCCTTGCCTGTTGAGAGGCAGGCTTTATATCTTGAAAGCTGACCGATAACAGCAGTACCTTCTGGAACCATTTCTGACGGATAAACGTTCGTCGGGAAGGGGAAGAGGTTGTTTTTGTACGAGCCGTCGGTTGCAAGCACCGTAGTCGCAGGAATAATCTTTGTGAGATAGTCCACAGGATTAACGATGAGGTCAACCGATGTGATGTTGTTTGTTTTACCACCCTTGCCCTTCGCAAGCTTGGCAACAACACCCATATACGACTTCACATCAAGACTTGTGAGCTTTGTTGCTGTTTTTTCGGTATATGCACCTACCTTTACAGCACCCTCGGGGTCTTTAAGCATACCGATAGGTTTGCCGTTACCGTCGCCGTTGATGAAGCCGTCCTCGAATGCATAAGCAAGTGCATCGGCGAGGATTCTGCGGACATATGCGTCAATGTATGTAGCGCCGAGGTCGAGCATATCCTTCGGAACAGGTACAAAGGCGCTTACCTTTGATGTTGAGAAGTCCTTTTCCTGAATCGTGCCGGCAAGCTCCTGTGTGATTTTTGAGCTTAAAGCGCCCCAGGTAGCAAGCTGTTTTGTGTCTGTAGTAAAGATTGCCTTAACAGAGCCGTATGTGTTTTCAATGCCGATTGCATCAAGCAGAGGATGATTGCTGGTAATGTCCTCAAGCACGGTGTCAAGAATCGTCTGAGGAATTGTAACATCAAGACCTGTGAGTGCCTGCTTAACATCAGCAGATTTTGCCGCTGTGACAAAATTATTGTAAAACTTCTGCTCTGCGCTTGTAAGCTGTCTGAATCCTCTCTTGGCAAGGATTGTGTTATCGGCAGTTTCGCCAATTTCCTGTGCGACCTCAATGATTGACTGCTGAATACTATCAGCATAGGCGTTGAGAGCCTCGGTCATTTTTGCTTCATCTTTGGAATCAATGGCAGTTTTCAAGTTCTGCGCAAACTTTGCTTTTGCGTTCTTAATCGCGTCAAGATTCTTCATTTTTTTAATCTCCTTTATAAATAATTTTTGTTTTTGAAATACTCTTCAATAAAGCCAAAGCTATCCTTTTTTTCGGGATTTTTCGGTTTTGGCTCGGGTGGTGTCTGTGGTTCAGGCGGCTCAGGCTTTGTACCAAGCATTTTTGCAAGTTCTGCCGCTGCCTGTTTTGCTTTTGGATTCTTCTTTTGCTGTGCATCGTCAACAATCTCTTTTGATTCGGTTAAGTCAACCAGATCAAGAATTTCGTCACACAAGCCGATATTGAAGGCTTCCTCTGCCGTCAAAAATGTTTCAGCATCAAGAAGCGGCTCGAGGGTTTCTCTCGTGAGCTTATCGCCTGCGTGTACAAGATAAGAGTTTGTACTTGCTTCACTGATTTTGTCGAGCTGAGTTGCAAATTCTCTGTGTTCCTTCGCATTGCCGTAACAACCGCCGACTGCATGATGAATCATCATTGTTGTGTTTGACGGCATTACAATCTTGTCAGCCGCCATTGCAACAACAGAGGCAATCGAGCAAGCCATACCGTCAATGTATGCAGTGACCGGCACACTCTGCCTTTTTAGCAGATTGTAAATCGACACGCCTTCATCAACAAATCCGCCCACAGAATTGATGTGGATTTCAATGCCTTCAATTTCGCCTGCTTTTTCAATCGCCTTGCGAATGTATTCGGCGCTTGTCTTGGATTCTACGAGGTCGCCCCAAATGTTCAAACAGCTCGGCTCAATTTCGCCATAAAGATATATCTGCAAAACATTCTGATTTTCTGCAATTTGCTTGATGTTGTAATTTCTACTTTTCATTTATTCTATTCACCACCCTTCAAAGCATTTGCTATTGTTTGGTAATTTTTAGTAATGTAATATGTGTGCGCCCAAGCCTCAGAGCAAGGGAGCATGTTGCAATATTTTTGAGCCTGCGCAGGTGTCAGCACACCGCTTGCAATTGACTTATCAAGATTATTCGCCTGACTGATTGCATCAATGTGTCTGACTGTCGTTGTGTCAATCAGCAGATAATTACCTTTATTAAATTCAGCACCGCCGAATCTCTTTTTGGTGATTTCCTGCTCAAACATATTTGCAATCGGATCAATTGCATTACCAATAGCGCAATCCATAGCATCCGATAGCTGAGATGCCTCACCGCTTAAAATTGCCGGCGGAATATGCAAAGCATTGCCAACAATCGTGTATGCCTCAGTTTTTAACTTCTGAATATCATTAATCTCGCTGTTCGTAGTCTTTCCAGCATCGGTTGAGGGTTCTGAATATTTCATACCCTTAAAAATCGGCATAACAGCGTTTTTGTTTGAGTAAAATGATTTAAACTGCTTTGCCAAAACTTTGTTGTAAGTTTCAGCGAAGTTTTCGTCGCCGAAGCTGTAATTATCCATCTCTAAGATGCCTTTGTGTCCGACCGCTTTGTTATATCTTTCCTGCGCCGATAACATTAACTGCTCATATGTATTGCACATATCAGCCAATAAGCCGTTAAGAGCAAAGTTGTTATATCTGAGGTAAATTACCTCGCTCTCTAAAAAAGTGCGCTGATATGTAAAATTTCGACAAGTAACGCCGCTGAAAGAATCATCAATCAAAGCGTGTTCCGTTCTCGAAAAGCTATCAGCAATCATAAGCTGATTATCGGCAGTTTCAACAATTAAAAGCTCGTTGTCAAAAATCAACTTCGCAACAGCCTGCGTAAAAAATTCGATTTTGGTTTGATGTTTGTTAGGCGCATAGTTCCACAAATAATATTCATCTTTGCGACTTTCTCGGTTATTGCTTACCGTCACAAATTCACATTTTGCCAAACTTCGAGCGATAAAATCAATCGCTGTAAATAAGGCAAGTTCTGTCAAGTGGAATCTCTGTTCATCAACTGTCGAGCCGTCCTCGTTAAATTCCGCTGCAACGGCATCTTTTTTAAAGAGATTTTTTACCCAGTTTATCACTTTCATCTTTTCACCTGCCTTTAAAATACAATTGCGTTAAAGCAATTCTCGATTTCATCAACCGTCATCGGCTGATTTTGCTTTAGTAAATCAAGCTGTGTATATGCGGCGACGAACGCCATAAATCCGTCTGTTTTTCGTGATTTTGGCTCAATCTTTCCGTATATGATATTGCCGTTTTTATCCTCAACGGCAGAAGTGTTGTTTGTGTACCAACGCATAAGTGCCGAATCTCCCCAAACAATACGATGATTAGCGAAATCCGAAGCAATTAGAGGAGCAACAAGCATTTTGTCTGACGGTCTGACAAGTTTAAGATTATTTTGTCCTTTGCGGTCACATTCAAAACCCAACTGCATTAACGGCTCTTTGAGTAATGTATAGCGGTAGTTATCTAACGCTCCGCCGATAATGTTGTAATGTTCTTTCTGATTTCTCAACCAGTCGGCGACGATTTCAGGCGGGATTTCCGCCCCGTCCACTCTTTTTAAGTCGGGTTGCTGAGTATACGGAAATTTAATCCTGCCCAAATCCGCAGATTGCGAGCAATACCACGAAAACGGTTTCCATACGATTGAGCCGTCAACCAAAAACATTAAACCAATTCCCAAAAAGTCGGTCGTTTTCGTATAGTCGATACCAAACACACACGGCTTACCTTCAAGGTCGGGGAGAGGCCTGTTTGTTGCTTTGATATTGTCCCACGAAGTTACAGGATTTGCTTCCGTTCCCTGTGGTAAATTCATTCTCTTCGTCATGAATGAAGAGTTATTATTCGGATCAATTTTCCATTTTTCGTATTCCTTCCGAAGTTCTCGGAGTAAATTTGGAAAATATTGCAAGCTTGGATTCGCTTTGTACCAATTTCGCTCGTCATGAACTTCCTTTTCGTCATTTAATCGGCAAATAAAATAAAGCGTGCCGTTGTCGGACGCATCACCGTTCAAAACCTCAAGGCCTCTCGCAAACTCTTGGTCAAGCGGACCGTCTCTCACATATCCCATTGTTGTGGTTGTAGTAGTTCTCGGGAGTGGCTTTTTTCCTAAACCGGTGACAAACACGTCAATAAGCTTGTAATTTTCATATGCGTGTTTCTCATCAAAATCGACCTTGCCCGGTCTACCGCCGTCTTTCGTATCACTGTTAGATGTCCGATATCTCAACACAGAGTTTGTCTTTATATTTACAATTCTTGTTTTCGTCCACTTAAAGTGTTTTTGCATTTTGGCTTTGTTATCTTCAAGGACATTATAAATATCGTTAAAAGTAATAGTCGCCTGATCTTCCGATGTTGCACAAATGTCAATATCGTAATTTTTAATACCGTTTATCGGTGTTAAAAGCGCGAAATCCTCAAAACCTAAATATCCATTTTTGCCTGTACCTCTTCCGACGATAAGTACAAGGTCGGGAAACCTTAAAACACCGGGAGCTGAGTATGTGCAATTATGCAACGCAAAACAAAACTTTTCCCATTCAAAAAGTTGATAAGGAAAATATTTCTGCAAAGCTAAATACTTTTCAAGCTGTTCTTCATCAACATAGATTTCTTCGTTTTCAAAAACATTTTCAACAAACTTTATCAGCTGAATTTGCTCACGGCAGACGCGATATTTACCGCTTTTAACAAGGTCGATGTAATCGTCTATGACTTTACAGTTCGTCATCCGAATCACTCTCAACTTTGTCGATTGACAGCCCCATTTGTGAGAGGATCGCTAAGCGCTGTTTGTTGTACATTACGGCATTTTTTACTGAAGGGTTGTCCTTCATGTACTCTTTACCTGTGGCACTGATAGCTTTGTATGTCAAGCCATTTGTGCGGATGTCCGCCTGCATTTTACGCTCAAGCTTCGTGCAAAAAATATAGCTATCAATTAAATCTCTATAGACTTCAATGTTTGCCCCCTTCAAAGTCAGTTGCTCAATTAAGCTGTCTTTGATTTCTGCAATTTTAATTTGTGCCATTTATACTACTCCTCTCTCAAAAATTTCTCGTGTGCGTGCGCGAGACCAAACTGTCGTGCCTTTACACCGTTATCCATTGACCTCAGAATTTTTCGATTTTTTACCCGGGGGTATGCTTTTTTTCGCTCACCATCGCTCGGCAAACTCATCTTTTAATTTTTTCGGCTCGTATTTATGGTGCTCTTTGTAGTGGCAATCTTTGCATAGACATTCGAGGTTGTTGATGTCAAGAGCAAGGTCAGGTCTTACCTTTAGATACAACTTATGATGCACCGCCTCGCAAGGGCTGTACTTACCCACAGCACGACAGCGTTCGCATTCGTAATGTTCTTTCGCTTTTTTTGCATCTCTGACTTTTTGCCAATCCGATGTTAAATAGAATCTATATGCCTTGCCTTCACGGATTTGACGAACAATCCAGTCCGTTGTTACTTTTCGTTTTATCATTACAATTTAATTTTACAACAGGTTTAATCGCTTCTACTGACATCTTTCTTTGTGCAATATGTACAAATGTTAAGCCCACGAAGTTTTGCGCAAAGCAATCGTGCCTCTTTGAGCCAGCGAAACACCGTGCGTTCGTCTGTATAGTTATTGACAGCAAACTTGGTCACTCTCAAATTTATTTCACCTTTGTGCAACGGTTTTGTTGGTGCAACAAAGTAAACAGCGCTGACAGCTTGACAGATGTAGTCTTTACCGCTATTGGTCAAGGCATTAAGTGTGTCTGCCACAGCAAGCAGGTCAAGTTGTAATGCTCGGTGCATTGTCTTGTCAGCTACAACCTGTGCTTTGCTTGGAAATCCAAGAGAGGCATAAAGTCTAAACTGTGCAATTGTATAATCTCTTGTTGTATCTCTCATATCCTTGCACCTCCGATTTTCTTGTGTTTATGGCTATTGGCCAAGTAAGTAAAATGAAAAGACGCACCCGTAAAATCGTTTATCCACATTTCGTCACGATAAAAATAATATCCTTCGGGACAAGGCAAAGCCTCACCTCGTTCGAGCTTTCTGTATTCTCGTTTTTTTCCTTCAACAACTTTGACCTCAGGCTTATTGAGATTGCGAGATGTTTTCAGCCGCTTTTTTCCGTTGACATCTTTGCGAATGTATTTTGCAAGATCAGAATAATTGCCGTTTTGGTAGAGCGGAGTAAAATTTATGCCGTTTTTCCATGGCCAGCATTTCATTAATATTTCACGCACGCAATTCTCAATTACAATATGCAAATGCCAGTTTCTACCGAGTTTGCCACACTCGCAGTATCCAATGTATTTAAACTTGATTTGTTCCTTATCTGTCCTGCGTTTCACTCGCTTAAAAAAATTCGATACTACCCTCTCAAATTCATCTTCGGTAAATTCACCAAACGGAGCGGAGAACCTTGCGAACCAGTCGCCCTCAGAGAAGTTGCAGAGGATAAGCCTCTGTGTGTGTTGTTCTCCTCTGAAACGGTTTGCTTTTGTTTGCTTCTCACTTGATTTTGATTGATTGATTTGTCGAGCAAGATTTTTTTTATTCCGTCTGCGAAATGATTTATAATATTTGACCTCGAGCAAAGGGCCTGATTTAATTTCAGCTTTGTATGTAAACATATTAAACTTCCCATTATATATGTAAAAACTAAAACGGTCACTTAATTAATTCCTTGAGCAGGCTATTAAAGGAGTATCTCAACTCCTTTTTTTGTGACTATTTATTATTCTGTTATCGTATTAAAAAAGTCAGATGATATAAATATGCAGTAGTCCGTCTGACCACCGAACTACTGCTCTGTGCAACCTTGCCGCTGCAATTGTGTGTTTGATTTTTGGTGCATTCTTTTGTAACAGCTTAATCAAAAGCGGAAGTCGTCGCTTTGATTACTTTTTTAATATAGGATTAACTTGATTTGAATTTCCTTTAAGATTTTGCAGCCGGCAAGAATATTGCCTTATTAAATGCCAAAGTATTCTTTATAGCTTTTTGCGATACCCTGACAATTGTCAGACTTAACCGGCACGTGACAAGCTACCTTTCTAATGTTATCAGCATCCAATTCTTTAAAAATTTCTGATGCTCTCGTTTCTTCTGTCGATTTATAAAATTTAAAAAGCAAATCCACAAAAGGTATGTTGCCGAACTCATTCAAAAATGCTGTATCGTTTTCGGTTAGTGTTTTTAAACATTTTTCTTTATATGTATCCGATGCGTCTGACAAAATGAAAAGTTTGTTATAAACATCATGCTTGGTGAGCAGGTCAATTATCTGTAAAGCAATTTGCAATACATTAGTATCGTGTTCGGCAATCGCCTTTGACAACTCCGTTAATTTGCAAGAAGTTTCTTTCGTCCTTTTTATCCATTCGATGTGTTCCTTGTTTGCAAAAAAAGTGTCAGTCCTAAACCTGCGATACTCTTGTAGGAGCTTGTATTTGGCCTTGACACAAGACTTGGCTGATAGCAAGCCTATCTTTGTGCAGCTGTATATGGCTGACATTGACAACACTAACCAACGATTTAACATATCCAAGCTATTGAGCGTAGCCACATCAAGGGCACCGTCAATAAAACCTATCACAAGCCGGTCGAGTTCTAACAATGTTTCTGCCGCTGTCGGCTTGTCCTGCATTTCCGCTGCAACTGTTTTTTTGGATTCAGCCATTGTTGCTTGCCTCACTTTCAAGCCATTTTTTTATAATTTCTTTATTTTCAAGACAATCTTCATTTTCAAGACAAGAAGTATCGCAATCTTTGCAATAATCGCAAACATTTCTATGCAATCGTTGAACACTTGCCACAATGACCTTGATCCTGTCAAATTGTTAAATAAGCTGACAAGTTTTTTGTATTCGGATTTAACTTTGATTGATGCCATTTCCTTCACCTAAAGCGGAGCAGGTGCAGATGGTCCGCTTTCAATGTCAGAATTTATTTAAAGAGGAGTAAACGAGTTTTATATGACAAGCTGTGCAGAGCTTGTTATCGGTTAATTTGTTCGGGCATCTGCACCTACCCGAAAATACAATTAAAGAAAGAAGGTATTAAATGGGATTTATATAATCTCACAAGTGCAGTTGTGTGATTAACTTATTTAGTTTATTTTACTTCACCGGAGGTAAAAATCGGATGTGTGCCGTCACGGAGCTGTATCTCCTCGTCACTCATCACATAGCCGAGTTTACATAGCAGATTATAAAATCTGTTGAGTTCGGGATTGTTTTTTCGGCTGAATGTCTTGTCCGAATAATTTACACTGATATAATCGAACGAACCGTAAATTCTCTGGCTCAAAGCGTATGCCGTCGCCATTAGCATTCTGCCGCTGTCATTGTTCCAATGTTCGTTGATGTAGCTATCTATGTTTTCATCATCTTCAAAGTCGTGTTCGATAATTTCTTCAAAACGATATTTTTTGTTACTGGCTCCTGTCGCCACTTGGGCGACTATAAATTTCACAAGCTCCTGCTTCTTGTTGTTGTCATTGAAATTCGTATCCAGCATAAAGCCTCTTCTGAGAGCCTCACAGCGTTCGTCTGTTTCTTCCGCCTGTTCAACAAGCTCGTCCCATCTCTGCTCTTCAAGCTTTCGCTTTTCTTCTTCGGCATCGATCTTTTCCTGCTTTTCAAATGCTTCTGCGTAAATATAAATGTTTGAGCCGTAATCAAAATAAAAATATCTTTTCCTGCCGTCCGCAAAGTCTTTACCGATCAAATCTTTGAGCGCAAAAAATCCCGTATATTCGTAGTTGCTTGGAATTTCGTCATGTTTCTGCGCTTTAATCATTCCATGTTCAAGACAGAGCTTTTCAATTTTTTCTTTTTCTTCATCGGTCTCCTGCTTTTTAACAGCAGAATACAAAAGATTATCGAAATTATTCGTTCCGATTGATTTAAGCAATTCGTTTCTTACTTCAATATTCTTAATCTGATTCAGACGCTCGTAGTCTGCCAATGTGGGTTGTCTGAGCTGGCTTTCTTTGAATGATTCCTCGTCAAGCTCACAGAGTTTTACTCTCCGCCTTATTTTGCTTTCCGAAAAGCCTGTCTTTTCGGCAACCTCTGCGACCGTATCACCGAGGTCGAGCAACAGCTGACAGCCCTTTGCTTCTTCATACACCGTCAAATCTGACCTTTGCATATTCTCTGTGAGCATCGTTGACAGCTGTTCTTTCTCTGTCATTTCAACAATCGCACACGGCAGTTCAGTTAATCCTGCCTGCTTTGCCGCTGCAAGCCTGCGATGCCCGATGATAACGGTAAAATCATCCCAGTTATCATCGTTTGGCACTACGGTCAAATTCTGCAAGATACCGTTTGCTTTGATAGATTCTGCAAGTTCTGAAACATCGCCGATAACCTTTCTTGGATTGTCGGGGTGCGGGTGCAGTTTGTCAGTCGGTATCATTTGTAATTTAGATTTTTTATTCATTTATATAATCTCCTTGATTTTTGCAAGGTTATCTGATATAATAACGTTGGACTGTATTTGTACGCAGATAGCCTTGTGTTATTTGCCGACCGTTGATTGTAGTGCAAGCAATCAACGGTCTTTTTCTTTGCCTGTAAAATTCATCGGTTGCACTCCTCAACCGCTACGCAAATAAAGCCTTTGGAGGTTTCTTTAACGTCAATCACATCTGTGACCGCAAGCTCAACCTGTATGCGTTCAATCTCAGGCGGTAAAAACAGATTGTTACCCTCACAAAGTTTATTAACTTCATTTAGTACCTTGATGATTCTGACCTTAAAAAAGTCAATGTCGCTGTGTGCTGTTTCGAGTTCATCGTTTTTAGTGCTGAGGCTCTTTCGGGTATATTCAAGCTGTTCTTTACAGTGCTTGTACTTTTTTCTGAGCGACCTTTTGGTTTCGTAGTTTCTTAAATGCCACATTTGTTATACACGCTCCTTTTCAGCTAATGCTGTATAGATTTCTCTTTCTACGAGCACGCAATCTTTGACTTCGCAAAGTAAAGGTGTGAAATTCGGCTCAACGGTTTCGCCGTCTGAAAGTCGTACTGCATAAAAATCGTTGTTTTTTATGTACCATTTGCCATCTGAGGCTAATACAAAAATATCGCCTTTTTTCAAGTCTTTAAAAGCGATATGTTCACGGTTATTTGCACGGTTATTTGCAATGATTTCCATATATTCACCTATTCTTTCATTTATTTGATTTGCGACATCTCGTATGGATGTCGATTTTATGACTGATGTAATTAAAAAAGTCATAATTCTTAGAGCGTTCGGCTCGGCGATTGTCACATTTTGATTTGTACTCGAGGTATTTTTCACAATCTGTATGACATCTTGTCGTCCGTATCTGACAGCCGTAGCACGGCGAATTTATCATTTTTACGCCGTCCTTTCGTTGATTGTATTTCCGCTGCCGATCAATTTGTTGAGCAGTGTAGTCAGTAAGGATATATCTGCACCGCTTGCGTAAGTCTTGAGCCGGTCAATCGGTATGTTGTAGCTCCAACGCCCTTTGTCGCTCTGTACGGCTGAACCGATAGGCAGGGTTTGTTTTTTTAGGCCCTCATAAACATAATTGAGAGCAACTCCGAGATATTCAGCCGCCACGGTCGGCGGTACATCTCTGTACTCCTGATTTGTTTTAGGGTTGATAAGGATTTTGTCGTTCATTTAATCACCTCAAATCTATATTGATCGTACAAGTGCCGATTTTTGCATTCGTGATACACTGTGCAACACGCTTATTCCAATTTTTGATAGCAGTTGCTCTGTCGGTGCTGTAATCACCAAAACAGGTAGCCGAGGCACAATCATCATTAGTACACTCAAACATATACGTCTCCTCATCAGCGCCTATATTCTCAACTGTTACCTTGCTTCCGCAGAACGGACAAGGCTTAATTTCAGTTTAGGCATTGTTTTCCTCCTTCTTATCCATTTTTGCACCGCAATAAGGGCAATATGGATACAAATCAAAGCCCTCGTAAAAAGTGAAAAAATTTTTACACTCAGAACATAAATAATTTATATAGCCGACACCCCCACTGTCGTGTTCCCTCTTTCCGTGCCTGATTTCTTCCATTTCACACACCGTAGCATGATTGGGTTTACTACCGTCAACTTCGATAATATGCTTAACTGTTTCGGCATTTCGTTTTGAATTAAAGTATATCGTGTTTACACTACCGTCTGCGAACGGTATATCCAAAGCATAGTCACCGCAAAAATCACGGATTTTTAATTCTTTTTCAATCATCGCTCTTCACCAATTCTCTCCGTCAAAACTTAATTGCCCCGGTAAAACACCATCCTGCATCCACCAGTGATAAACCTCAAGTCCGTTAGCGTGTTGTGTAGCTTTGCCTCTTTGCTTTCTCATTTCAAGCATCTTGGTGAATGCTCTTATATACAAATTTCGGTACTTGGGATATCGTGCAAATTCCGCAAATCTCTTCTTTTTACCTGCCAACGGACAGCCGATG